AGTTAAGTGAATCTTCTGACATGGCAAAATACTGGGTAATATATTATTACTCAGTATTTTAAATTTATTTCTAACAATATGTGTTGCGGAATTAAGGATCATTAGTTCGGGATCTTCTGTATAACTTTGCATCTGCGGCGTTACGAATACGCATACGCGGTCGATTACGTCCTCCCAATCCTTAAGCCTCTCCTTTTCCTCGCTACTTGCGGCCGACTTAACGCCCAAAACGAACGTCTTGTATAGTATTCTGCTGTCAACGGTCAGTTCCCAATAATATTTTCCTGCCGTGTCTTGTTTCAGTTCCGCCCGTATCTTATACGGCCATATCATGGGGTTCTCCTCCATGCTCGGCGCAATCATTACAGGCGCGCTTTGCATAATATAAGTACCGTCATACAATCTGTACGCCGTCCTTACGAAGAATTTGTCCATGAAAAGCCCTTTCTTGCGCATTTCTCCCTTAATCACGTTAATGCGGCCAAGTATATAGTCAAGCCATTCAGGATAATCTTCGAACGCCTCCTGATAACTTATCATCGAACCTTGGGAAAATTGCAAGTCTGCCCTGAATTTTATTGAGACATTATTTGCCGGCGTTTCATATGTGAAAGTATCCGAGAGCGAAGGATTGCCGCTTTCCGATACGGTACCGCTGTAATGTATCGGGGCAAACTCTAACTGTACGTCAGGCGGAGCCTGCCCGATATATTTATAACTTCCCGCATCGTCTTTCCAGCGGTAATAATTAAGTCCGCTGTTATTGCCGCTATTTTTAAAGTTTACCACCAACACGTTGCCGACGCTTGTTATCTGGTAATCTCCCTCGGTAAACATTCCCGTGCCAGGCTCGGTTATCTCTTCTTTCTCGTCGGAATTATCCTTATACCACCATGCGTTGCCGTTGTCGTCAACAACGATATATATGTCGCCGCCTGACGTATGGTGCACGAATACCAGTCCTTTCCATCCTGCCGGAAGTTCCGCAGCGGTCTCAGCTTGTTGTATCGGGCGCAAACCATCACCCGTATTTATTGCGTTGTGGCACACCTGTAGCTCACCGTCACCACATTCATAATCATTCTGCGTTGACGTCAGCCCCTTCAGCCTTATCTCTTTTACCTCTCCTGTCCTCATTTGCCCAATCTTTCTATTAGGCCCATCAGGCCCATTTGTCTTATTTCTTAATTCTTCATTCTTAATTTCAAGACTTCCACGTTAACCGGCCCTATATTCTGGCGCATGTCGCCTCCGTAATTATTATCACCGGTCTTTTCCTCTTCCTCGTCACCGAAGTCAGGAGCTTCGCCCGTGCCTATAATATTATCACCGGTCGGGCCATCGTCCGCCCTTGTGAACGTCCTTGCGTGCAATATGTCGCCAATGCCTATAAGCAGGCCGTTACATTCGTCGTTATACACTTTCAGTGCGTTCACGTCGTAATTACACATCAACAGCCATTTGTACAATATCATCCTCACGATATACGAGAATACCTGTTGCTTCAGTACACCGTCAAACGCCTTATTGTATTTTGCCGGCATGTCCAATGTCAACGTCCAATCCGTGTCCGTCGTTACCGCCGCCGTGACATACTCCTTTGCCACAGCCGCCACGTTAGAGCAGGCCTCGTTCCAGTACCGTTCCAACATTTCGGCGTCCTCCTTTATCGTCGATATGTTGTAGTACAGATTCTCCCCGTCCTGCGTTATCGTCTTCGCGCCGATGTATGCCGAGGTCTTGTTCACCTCGGCAATAACATCAGCCTTCGTTATCGTTATTACCAACTCCATATCCAATTATGAATTGTGAACTATGAATTAATCATTGTAAATTGCAAAAATCGCCAACCACGGCTTATTGGGCCTATCAGACCCATTCGGCCCATTTAGCTTACCAGCCTTATTTCTTAACTCTTCACTCTTAATTCTTAATTCCTCAATGTACATTCTTCCGCACCATTCAGGCTCCAGCCCGTATGTCTGGTATATCTGTTGTATGTACGGGCATGGTATCAGAATCCTTCCGCCAGTGTCTCTCGTCAGACCGTGCGTACTTGTCATATCCACACCGTCTGGATTAACGGCGAGCACATACCTTCCGCCCATCCTCGACCATACAAACCGCAATGAGTTCTCCGCCTTCGGTTCATCCTCCAGGCTCTTGACCAGCAACTTATTCATATACCTGTACGTCCATTTCGGTATATATGCACAACTGTGCATACCGTCCATCAGCAGGTAATGCCGCCGTCCCATCTTTCTTATCAGGCCTATCTGCCTTATTTGTCTTATTAGGCTCATAAGCCCTATTTGTCTAATTAATCCCATTGTCTTCTTGCAAATTTATATTTTAATATCCGCATTCCCAGTATATCTGCGCACACTATTAAGCAAAAACCAAAAGTAAAGAGAGAACAATCCAAGTACCGTATTAGGCCTATTAGGCTCAAGGCACATGGATTCTTCACTCTTCATTTTTAATTCTTACCTCCCTGAACATTTCCGGGCACGATTTCCTTCCGTCAGTATGCGGTATTGGTTTAACCTTTTCCATACGCACCTGCCCTGCATACCACCTCCTGCTCCTGAATGTCACAGTTTCGTAGTACGTATGCGCCGTTACTGTAGCCTCAATTGTATTGAGATATTTTTTCAACCTTGCGTTGCCCTCCGGCGTGTCCTCGAAGATATACGAGCATATCCAGTACCTCTCCACGCCTCTGTCTTTCAGTATCACTGCCCTGTACTTATAGCCCAGCAGCAGCTTCATTATTTCCTTTACTAACCTCATATCATTTAATTGTTACTTGTTAATTCGTTCAACTCATTAACCCTTTGTCTCAAAGCCTCTTGGTAGTCCGCGCCAGTAGCCTCCGCATCATGTCGTGCGATGCGCCTGAGCCTCGCCCGTGCGCAGCGTGGGCAGCGGATGGAAAGCAGGCGCGCGGCCTCAAACAGAAGCTCGCGCGCGTATCTGTCAGTATTTTTCAAATCCATATTATTCATCCTTTCTTTCGGGAATTAATTCGTCAATGTACGCCCAATATACTATACCTGCAAATTTGTAAAAATCATCCCACTCTTAGTTTTTAATAGAAATTCTACCACCTATTTCATAATATTCACCACATCTTGTCCCGCGACAAAATTCCAATAAAGGTCTTCCCTTTTCAGGCATTTCGCTTGCATCGTGCCACACTGAGTTGATGCGCCACTGGGCACCGGAAATGAATCCTTCATTGAAGTCATCCGCACCACAATCTTCCCTACAATCAAATGCGGAATTTTGGCCGTTGCAAAATTCGCAATAGTCGCGTTCTTCACACGGGTACTTCCCATTGCATTGAAAATGGTTTTGTACGGCTTCTTTTGCCGTCTGTTCAATCTGCTCTCTTGTCATTGTCTTTCAGTTTAATTATAAAATTAATAAGTTTCTTGTACTGCTCCTTGTACCGCTCAACCTCTCTTTGTAGGAGGTCTATCTCGTTGTACAAGGCCTCACGCTCGATGTCGGTCATTTGAAATACTCCTTACATTTAAATCCTTTTCTCGGTTCAAAGTCTGGAAATTCGCAAGTTCTGAAGATCCATTTCTTGTCAACCCATCCGGCAAGGTCTTTCTGCCATTGTGGGATTATTTGGTGAGGGTTGTTCACATCTCGGTAAGGCTGAGCATGAGGAAGGAATCTTCTGCCCTTGCTCCTCCAATGATTGACGCGCTTGAATGACTCTTTAAAATCATCCAACAAGATACAATAGAAGAAATATTCACCTTTATATCCATACTTATCAAGCAATGACGTTGCACGTTCACATTCTTCTATCTGCCTTGGGGTGTCACAACCAAATCTTATACGTTTAATCCAATTTACCCTTGCAAGCATTTTAGCTACTTCATCATCAACTAATCTTGCATCCAATGCCTGGTTGAAATCAACTTTGTATTGTCTATTTACTATTTTCTCGATCTGTTCCAATCCGTAATCGCAAGCAAGTATATTGTTATCCATCAGTATAAGATGTGTACGTCCTTCGATGGCTATCTCGTCCACGTCCATGTATGGAGTTATGTTACCCTCCTTTTTCGGTACGACACACCACTTACAGCGGTTAGGACAGCCACGGGTCAGAAAGCCGTAAGCTGTTTTCTTGTCAATATTAGGATATAGATTGTAGTCCGGTTGCAATCTGTCTATATCTCTGTGCAGTGTCTTGTGCAGGTCATATCCTGTTCCGCCACTCTCCACCTTATCCGCATTGATATAATAACCGAAGTCCGGCGTAAATGTAAACACCTTGCTCTTGTAGACAACATCGTAATGGTCAAAAGAATTATAAAACTCCACATTGTCACCCCTTGCCTTATGATACCGGCTTATCTTCATTAATGCAAGATTGGGCTGCTTTCCGTCAACATCTATTATTCCTATTTTCATTTTCGTTTGTAATCAGTTTAATCGCTTGCTGCAAGCCTGCTTCGAGGGCTTCTTCGTAGGTGGCATATTTCCGTTCGGACGGTTCAAAGTCACCTTCCCAAACCATATCATCCATATTCCCAATGAAGTATTGCCAATTAACCCCGTCAAATAGTGGCGGAATGAAAGTGACATCCACCACTATTCTGTGTACTTCGCGTAGCCACCTCGCCGCCAAAGCCAGTGTTGGACGGGAGCAAATCGTGTCGCCAAATCCGTTGTGGTCGTATGGCCTGATACAGTCTTTCCTGACCGCTTCGCCGTCTTCCAACTCATAGTAGCTGTTGCACGGCACGTCAAACCCTGCCTCTTTCAGCATACGGGCAGTGTCTCTCGAAACGTAACTTTCCTTTATCATGGCTATTCCTCCCAAGTTATCTTAATGGTAGCAATATATTCCCTTGACTTTTCCGATATGAAATTTAAGGCTATCTCTCTGCTTGGGAAAATGCCCTTTACGTATCGGTTCTGCTCTTTCTTATACACGTTCACCCATCCCTCTTTCTTTTCGGGGAGCATCATAAGGTCATTTTCATCTTCCTTGTCTAAAAATCTAACTTTTCCAGTGATATAATAGTAGTTTACATCTTCACTATTACCATTTGCTATAAGTGCAATAATAGGTTTTTCACCTTTTGCATCAAAGCAAATAATCCTCGCCTTTCTTCCGTCCCTTGTACAGACCGGCTTGCCCTGTTTCGCCTTTTGAAGGTCAAAGGGTTTTAATCTCAGTTTATTCATATTTCTCTCAAGCTGGTTTTTTACATCCTCCATCACATTGTCAGCAATGCGAATTGCAATTTCCTCAGTATTAGGATAATTTTCTGTTGAATGATTCTCTTTCATCTCTTCTTTGTTTTGTTTGATTTCTATTGTTAAGGTTTTTGCTTTATAATTGTGTACGCACAAAAAAATATCTCCATAAACATTATCAATGTCGAACACTTTATAGTGTTGATATAGTTTTCCTACACTTGTGAAAGGCTCTCCGACCTTTTCAAGTTTCTTGAAGATGACATTCTGCTTATCTTTTCTTATCCTTTTACCGCAAACCGTATTAAGAGGAGAAACACAGCCTCTCTTAATAAAAAAATCACATTTTGTACAATCACCCTTTACACACTGATACCACTCGCTGCCTAACTCGAATATTTCTCCTATCTTATGTTCCATAATTACCAAATAACTATTGAATCATCATATTCAGGTATAGTGTCAGCGTCCTCATAAACGCTATCAGAATACACTTGTACCATTTTCGACTTATCTTCCACTTTCGAAAGTTCGTCAACCAATTCTTGTACGGTTATTGTTTAGTCCTCCTTTTCTTTAGTTTTAAATTCTGGTATTGGCATCCAATGAGTTATTTTAAGATTTTCAGCTAAGGGTTTATTAATCCTAACGTATATTCCTTTTCTTACTTTCATTAAACCAATATCAAACATTACAATGACCCAATCATCAGTTTCAGGCAATGCCTCGTTGACGTTTATCCATTGGCTATTAAGTGCTTCTATCGCCCCTGCAATGAAAGCATCCCTGCGGGATGTTATTACGTCGGCAACGCTCAGTTTAGGATACAAGTGTACGAAGCGTTCTGCCGCTTCCTCAATCCTTTTCTTCAGTATCTCGTTCATAATCTTTCCACTTATCTATTAAAAACTTTCTTCTGTATGATTTCGTTTATCAGATTCAATCCTTTCAAACCTCCGATTGCGGAAGCTGTATTTACAGTGTTATCCGTAAGGTGCTGAATTGCATCAGCGTATTGTTTTACTGACATCTTATCAGAGATGTGTGCTTTATCCAAAGCGTCTTTAGCTATGATATAATTCGCAGCAATACGATATATTGATTCACAAATCGTTTTATTCTTGATTATTCTCATACCTCATTCCTTTTACAAAATCTTCCACATCTAAATAATCAATCCCAAAGTTCTCTGCGGTCTTTTTATCACTATCAGAGAATTGCCCTTCAAGACCACTGGCATCTCCAATCATAAGAGTTTCTCCCTTTGGAATAATGTTCATAATAGCATGGCACTCCAAACAATAAGAAAGCATACCAGTATTTGGTTTCCTTTGTTTGTCGTATTTATCATTTGAAGCACAATACGTATATCCGATAAGTAGTTTATCTTTATTTGTATATTCGCTGATTGCGCTCGTTATATACTTTATTTTATCAATAAAGTTTTCTTCTTTAACAAACCCTTTTTCTATACCACCTTGATTAGTTACAATAAATATATAATCAGGTGCAAGTTTCTTTATAGCATCAAGCACATCAAATCTAAAACGCATATCCCAAATGCCATTCGGGAATGTATCACCGCTTACCGTTTCAATCAGAGTGCCGTCTAAATCGGCAAATAATACTTTATACTTTCTCATACCTCATTCGTTTTTGTTCGTTTCTAAAAATTTGTTCTCGATAGCCCAGCACAATAACTCGTATGCTGCATCAATCAACTCTTTGCCCAATATACGACACCTATAGGCATATTTGCTAGGTTCGTCCGTATAAACATATCCAATTTCCCACTCTTTTGTAGTGTGCACACGAATAGATAACTTAGTCCTCCATCCAATGTTTGCAATATGGTAGTATTTTGGCAGCGCATCCAGCACGTCCTGCAAGGAGTAGGCAGGATAAGTGCTTTCCCATAAAATCTTGTCTATCTGCTTCGTGAGAAAAAGTCCGTACTTCCCTCCTCCACCGGCATATATAAGCGTTGTTTCTTTCAGTTCCAGCCCCAGCTCTTGCAGGTGCTGCATCTGCTGCACGTCTAATACTTGCTTAGTCATTGTTACCTCCTTTCGCCACGTTGTGCCACATTTCGCTTGCAACCTGCAAGCTGTCAGCCTTTGCCTGAATACCAATGTAACGCTTGCTTGCGTAGTCACGCTCCGCCCTTGCTTGACCGACGTAGGCGAACGCTATCACCACCAGCACCAACGCCTCCGCGAACATGAAGGCATACGGCCACTCGTGTATTGCCTTGTTGACAACCCTTGCCGTCTCCTTGGCTGCCATTGCGAAGCCCCTGCCTATCATCGAGAAGGCCTCGCGGTAGATGTTCGATGTAAATGTTATCTTTGCCATTGTCCTAAATTTCAAGTAATTCAAAATTGTCGTAGATATTTCCGATTACTTTCTTACAAAATTTGTCTATCCAACCTTGGTGTATGCTTCCACTGTTAGGATATTCCCCGATAAGGTTAGCTATAAATGAAGCCTCTCTGGGATTATATCCGATGAAATGCCGTGCAGGTATGCCTACACCGTAACTTGACTCTATAACGTCACCCTCGTATATATCCTTTCCGTCTTTGTCATTCAGCCCCGTGAACTGCCCGACAGTTTCAGGATTGACCTCATAACCTCCGACCATTACACGTGGCTCAAGCCCGTTCTCCGTTACTTTCTGATTGTGGACAAGGTCGCCATACACCCACTTGCCCGTGAATGCGTCCTTACCTCTAAATTTAATTTTCCTTTCCATTGTCATTATTTTTGTGGATTTAGGGGAAATGTTCCGAACATTTCCTCATTTTTCCTTAAAATTAATTTTGAGCTGTTGATACTCATCAGCGTAGAACTGCTTGTAGTTCTTTCCGCTTATCCACCAACGGAAGCCCGTTTCTGCGTCTCCGAAATTGTGGTTGACATATCCGTTGTCAATCATCCACTGGATTGCTTTCAGCCATTTGCGCTTGACATGCGGCCAACGTTCAATCTCTTTCCGTTTCTGTCGAGGCTGTGACATGGGGCAACAGATGCAGCCTATTCGGGTATAGCCCTGGTCATACAGCTCGCAATGTGGAATGTTATTCGCATTCAGGAACTCCCATACATCCCGTTCCGTCCAATAGATGATGGGAGACACTAATATCTTATCCTTTCCTCCGACACAGGTGACCATTTTCTCTTCGTGCTTGCTCCATTGGTCGAAGGTTTCCTCCGTGCGCTTACCCTTTATGTTCGTTGATATTTCGCCACGCTTCGCCCTGCGTGCGCTTTCCTCTTTGCGTATGCCTATAAGCGTCAACTTGCCCGCGCCGCTGGTTTCCTTAAATTCGGCACAGCACCAGCGTAATGTGCGCGTGGGCATTAAATGCTTCTTCTTCGCCATATCGTAAATGCTCATCTTTGGCTTTATCAATTCCACGTCGGGGTATTCCTTTTTTACAAATCGGATTACTTCTGGCGGGTCAACGCTCGTTAGGTTCATGTGCGTCTTGGCTTTCACGCCAGCCAACTTGACGAGGTGGTATAGGCACTGGCTGTCCTTGCCGCCACTGAAGGTATTGTAGAAGCCGTTTTCCGGGTCTAATCTTAATGCCATCTTCTCCGACTTACGGATAAGGTCAATAGAATACTCTATTTTCCTCGCCAATGGCTTGCTCACTTTTGCAAGCACATCATCAAGGCTTAACTCTATATCACACGCCCTCATTGCTTGTTCCTCAACTTAATAAACCCCTGACGTTCATACACTTTCAGCTCGTCGAGCTGCTTCTCGTCAACCTCGGCCACTGTCTCGCCATTTATCGTTATCCCCGCGGAAATGCCGAAACGCTTGCGGATGCGGTCAATTAAGCCACCGTCCTTGGTAGACCAGTATATTGTCACTTTCATCTTCCGTCTCCCTTCAGCTTATTGAACAACTTATCAATCGGCATATATTCCGTGACTACCGTCAGGCCGCACTTAATCGCCACGTCACGCTCGAACGTGCAGCCGTGGGACACGTGGTAGCCCTTGCACATCAGAATAGCGTCACAATCCAGCAACATTTTCGTGTCCTCACGCAAATGGTCTTCATAGCTTGCATTATCGTCAAGCCCGTTGTCGAACGGACTGACTGGCGTGTGCCCTGCTGCCAGCAAGAACGAGGCAACGTCTTCTGCGTGTCTCTTCTGTTCGTCAATGTCCTTACCCGTTATGGGAATTGATATGTAAACTTTCATCTGTTATTCCTCCTCGTCGTTATAGTTCTCAAACCTGTTCCCGCCCTTGACAAGCAGTATGCACACGATTGCCACGGCGATGATAAATGCTATCAAGTAATTCATGGTTGTTCTTATTTTTCAGTTTGTTCTTCATGATTTTCTGCCGCCACGAAATGCAGCCCGTACTTCTTGGCAAGGCGTGCCTCGGTGTGCACGCGCCTCGTCTCGCCATCATAGTACAGCGTCCGAGGCTCGCCGTCCATCTGGAAGTAGTTGTGTTTCCTTACCATCCGCCACACCGTCTGCCGCCCTTGCGTGGAAAGCGCGGCGAACTTGAACCGCGTCCTCTGCGGAAGTCCCGACAGCACGCGCAGCTCGTCCATGCGCCGCTTGCGTTTCAACATTTCGCCCATGGCCTTGTAGTCGATATGCTTCTTGGCCTCTGCCAGCCTTGCCATGTTCTCCTGCCTGATGCGCTCCTCTGTCTCCGCCGAGTGCCTTACGCCCAGCCGACGTGCCCACATATTGACGCGCGTCTTCGAGTAGCCGAAGCGTGCGCAAATCTCCGGCGCCGTCATGGTGGGGTAGTATGCCCTTACCGTGTCCTCTATGCCCTCGCGCTTTGTCGACAGGTCATGGCGAAGCTCGCCGCCATGTTCCCTGACTATGAGGTACACAGTGGTAATGCTCAGTCCAGCAGCCTCGGCCACCTTGCGCCTCGGGCGGTCGTTGATGTGCGCCAGCACGTAGTCAACCTGCGCTTGCGTTATTTTCCGTGTCAACATTCTCGTAAAGTTTATCGATTATACGTTTCACTTTCTCCAATTCCTTGAACCTCGCCAACCGGTACGCATTGTACGTCCTGCTGTCGGTGGAGCTTGGCCGCGAACGGGTGAGCACCCTCTCGCAGTGCTTGGCGAACGTCGCCAGCAGGTTTATCTCAGACTTCTTCATGCCTTGCCCTCCATTGCTCGTATGTTATGGCGTTCTTCTTCCATTCCGCTTGGCGGCGTTCCTCGTCCTCGCTCTCCTTACGGGCTATCAGCACGTTGCGGTCTTTGACGAACTCGCGCAGCGCGGTGGTAATCACCATCGGGTCTACCGAACCGTAGAACTTGCCGTAACGCCCACCCTTGAACCACCAGAAGAAAAGCATCACCTCCGTCACCTTCAGGTAGCCGTAATCCAAGGTGATAATGTCCGCCAACTGGTCTATCTGCTTTGGCGTGATTTTCTCCTTGCAGCCGCAGAACTCGCTTACGTCGAAAAGCATCGGTATCATCATCGCCGCCGAGGTGTTCGCACCATACGCCGCGTTTACTTGGCTCAATGTCGGCGCAGAGCCTAATACGCAACGCTCGGCATGGCGGCAGTATGTTGGCTCGTGCTCGAACGTAAACGTGTTCATGAACCGTTCCCTGTCACCGTAACGTCTGCGCATCGTCTTGCCTAAGCCGTCGCATGACTTGCTCTGCTGCCTCGTCACGTCGTTGTTCGTATGTTGCAGCCGCTCCATTGCCTTGTCTATCTCCATTGCCTTTACGTTTTTGTTCGTTCTCTACCCTCAACCGCACCAACAGCCAGTTGTTGAAATGGCTCTTGAAGTCGCGCAGCGTCTTGCCAGTATCGTCAAAGCCCCTGCACTCGCTGTCCGTGACGAACTCGTGCAACAGCTCCTTTAGCCGTTCCGTGCCCATACGGTAGTTCATGGCTAACGTTTCAAGCCAAGTTTGCGACTTCAACGTACTTTTCAGGAACTTTCCGTAGACCGGAAGGGACGTATCGCCCTCGCACGCACGCGCGCTCGTTGGTGGTGTAGTAGTAATAATATTATTATCTTTCTTCTTATTTGGGTTGGAGGTGGGTTGCTTTTCCACGGGGTGGGTTGTTAGGTGGGTCGAGAGGTGGGTTAGCAACCTCCGTAACTCTTTGATTTCCATATCGTTAAGTGGGTTACTTGGTGGGTTGAGAGGTGGGCTGCAAGACGTTGAACCACCGTTGTACTTATCGTAGTTGATAAGTGTGATGACGTTGACCCCTTGTGAGTTGTCTGTCGTTATCATTTGTTCACGCTTCCACTTCCCAAGCGTGGTCTTAACCCATTGCTCGGAACGCCCCCACTTTTTGGCCAAGAACCTATTAGAAGCTGGATATTGTCCTCTGTTCCATGTCACTTCGTAGCACCCGATGCGCGACGCTGTCGGTGATGCCTCAAATCGTGCAGACTGTATCAAGTCTATCCACGCTTCGCATTCACTAAATGCCCGGGCGGCCTGCCATTTCTTGCTTGCGAAGAAACGACGGCTCAGCATGATATATCCGTCATCCATTTAAATCGTGTCAATATGTTTTATCGGTCGTCCTGCCATTCATAGGTTCTTGTTTATATAGCATTTTAGCTAATATAGCATATATGAACGCTGATATGAAGTCATGCTCACATACAGCATTGAACCAAGTCTTGCCTCTCATGTGGCAAATCCAGCATAACAGGTCGTTTGCGTCACCGTCAGCCCTTATCTGGTCTTCAAAGACAGAATAATCACGGTCGGCGTTTACGATGTCTCCTCTTTTGTTGACTATCCAACTGCCGAACTTTATAAGACCTTCAATGTCAATCCCGTAATAGTCGCGGCAACGGATAATGTCTTTGTCCGTAACTTCCTCCGGCTTATCGGGAATTATCCCTGCCTCCAATAAATTCTTATAAAACATAGTCCTAAATGTTAAGGTATTCCTCAATTATCCTCATAAACTCCTCCAAGCTCCTGCACACCACATAAAGGTAATCGTCGTTACCGGCCACTGCCCTTTGCCACGCCCTTTGGCTCTCGCTCTGCCTACCTTTCGGGGTCTTCATCTCGATTAGCAAGGCGTGGTAGTCGGCATTGGGCACAAGCAGGATGAGGTCTGCCACTCCTGCGAGCACGCCCTCCTCCTTCAGCCTCGCCCCCGTGATGCCGTCACGCCGTCCGCCATTGGGAACGGCGAACAAGCGCGCGGCAAGGTTGGGGTATTTCAGCCTAAACCATCTGACGCAGGACACCTGTATGCGGTGCTCCTCGTCTGACGGAGGCTTGCGCACGGAGCTGTTAAACCTCTTGCGGAACTCGTCGAACATCATTTGAGCAACTCCAGTATCTTGGTCTTAACGATGCCGTCGAGCCGCATATCCTGCAAGCCCTGCCGCATATACTCGTTGGCCTTGGCGGTTGCTTCGCCGAGGTCGTTGGCGCGGATGAGCACATAATAGCGCAGCTCTTTCTCCTTCTCCGTCTTGTCGTCAATGAAGGTGTCTACGATGGTCGCCTTGAAGTAATGCTCCTTCTCCTCATTCTCGTTCACTATCTCACGCACGTTGCTGCGCTTTATGGCTATTACGTCGCCTTCGGTGTTGTCGGCAGAATAGGTCTCCATTCCCTTCCTCTCCGCCTCCTCGAACGTCAGGCAGTCCGTGATGTAGCGCTCCGTAACTTCCTTTTCGGTGCCGTCGTCCTTGACGCGGCTCACCTTTGTCGTAATTTCGTAGTACATAGTCTAACTTTTTTAAAATGGTAAATCTGATTTTTCCTCGCCGTCCTGCGGTTGTGCAACTGGGGCTTTCGTGGCGGTGCTGCCGGCAGGCGCCGACGGTGGCAGGTCGTCACTCTTCCCGTATGGCTCAACCTTGTAGCCGCGAATGGTGTTGAAATACTTGGTTTCGTGCGTGTTCGGGTCTTCAAACTCGCGTCCGTTGATGTCGTATGACACCGTTACCGCGTCGCCATCCTTGAAATTATCGAGAATCTTCATCGCCTCACCCGAGAACTCGAAAGATGGGTAGTTGTCATACTTTTTCTCGCCGGTGTGCGTGTCGTAACGGGCCGCATCGAGCACCAAAGTGCGCTTGGAAAATGTCTTTCCCGACTTACCTGTTATCTCCTGTACGGGCGTTATCTTGTGGATGCGCCCTGTGATTGTGTTTGCCATTGTCTTTAGTTAAGTGTTTCGATTATCTTTTCAGCCGCCTCTATCTTGGCGGCGATAAGTGCCATGTCTTCCTTGTCGGGCAGTATGCGCACGACGTGCATCGGGTGCATCTGCCACGGGCAGTAGACAATGAAGTCGCACCAGCTTGCGCCGGTACACATCATGTGGCTTTGGCACTGCCAATAGTATTCGGGCTTGACTTTCTTGAGCGTTGCGTTGTCCTTGACCTCGGCGCGGTAGCGCATGTAAGTTTCTTGGTTGGGGCACTTGACTTCTACGCAACCCTTGCGGCCCTTGCCGTCATCCTCAATGAAGCCGTCGGGGCTTGAGGCGAAGAACGGTATCGTAGGGTGCTCTACGCTGCCACGTTCCGTCACGGTGTAGCCCGTGCGCCTTGCGTAAAGGCGGCGTGCGTGGGCCTCCTGCTCCGTGCCCCAGCGCATTGCCTTTGTTTCCACGTTGACCGCCTCGATATACTCGCCGAAGAGCTTGTCGCTGCTGACAACCTTGTCGTTCATGTAGCGTGTGGCCGCCACTTGGTAGATGTACGACATGGCCGTGTCGGAGAAGCCGCCCTGCCTGTTCTCCTTCATCAGCTTACCGATGCAGCTTCCCGTGTAACAACCCAAGCGGGAGCGGTACCAGCCTAATGAATGTTGCTCGAACTCGTTTACATGCAGCTCGTCGGTGCCGCCGTCGTATAGGAGCGGCGGCATGGCCGTAAATGCAGCCATACCGCCTAAGTTGTCGGGATTACTCATATCAATTTGCCTTCCTGTGGCTGCTTGGCAGCCTGTTTCGCCGTGGCGGGTTGAGGAGCTTCCTTGCCGTCAGCCTCTTCCTTGTCGGTCGGATGCGGCGCGGGCGTTGTGTCGTTGTCCGCCTCCGCAGCTATTGCGCTCAAATCGTCGCTCACGTCCTCGTAAGGCACGACCTCGGCGTCCTCGATTTCCTCCTTAGTCATAAGTCCCATGCTTATCTCGGGGCAATAGACGCGCTGCCAAAATGCGGCCGCACGGTAACGCAGCATTTGGTTGGGCATTGTGCGCCACTTGCTGCCCGACTTTGTCGCCCATCCTTCCTTTGTCGCCATGCCGAGCGTCACCCAGTCGCCGTAAAGCGGCTCTTTGTGCTCCTTGTCGTAAGCCTCGTAAGCGACACAGCGACATCCGTAATCGTCCGTGCCTTCGGTTCCCTTGAACTCGTAACGGAGCGGCGAGAAACGTCCGCTGGCGTTGATTGTGGCTATCAGGAACTTGCTGCTGAACGACGGGTTGCCGTGTACTACGTAAAGGTTCTGCATCACCATGAGAGGGTTTGCCTTCATGCGCATAGCCATGTCGAGTGCTATCACGCAGTTGCCGACGTTGCCCTTGTAGATGTCGGGAACTATCGTCGAGGTAGTGTACATCTTAGCCATGCGCTGCATGGTTTCAAACTGCTGGACCGTCTGGCCGACAGGCGTAAGGGCAAACTCAGCTGCTGCCCTCGCCTGTATTACTTTTAATTCGGTTTCTTGGTTTTCCATATCATTTAGTATTTCATTAAAATGTCGTAGGTAATCTCCTCCAGCCTGTCCGGGTCGAAGTCCACCTCCGAGCCGTCGGCGGTGTCAAAGTCAAAGTCCTTGACGCGGCATTCTGCCAGCACGGGGATGTGTCCGCCCGTCAACTCCTCTTCCAGCGGGTCGTAGTCCACGAACACGTCCATGCTGACGTAGACCGTCCCGCCGTCCTTGTCTATACGTCCGAAGTCCTGTACCGCGCACTGCACCGCAAGGCTGCGGTAGTCGTCATCTGTCAGCTTCATAATTGCCAGGTATTAGCTTGTTCCACATCTTAACAACGTCCTTCCCGCACGTGTAACAGAAGAGGATGAATGCCACTATCAAGGCCGTGACGTCGCCCGTAACCGCTGCGTGGCCTGTTGTCAGCGCAAGCAGCGCAATAGATAATGCTTTCATATATCTCGTGTTTTTAGTTTACGATTAAAAAGAAACTTGCCGTATCTCACGACAGGGCAAGCCGAAAGTATCAGTTCTTTGAAACATTGAATTGCAATGTCGTGGTGGAAGCAGGACTCGAACCTGCACGTCTGTTATGCTGCACATTTGCATCTTTTATCGCCTACTATGAATAAGGCTCGCTGTTGTAGGTTTTGGTTTCTCGCTCAGTGTATCATCACGTGCTGACCAATGACTGTGGTTTACCTATTTTTCTGGTCTCCTTTTCGCCAGACTTCCCCGATGGCCATTTCCTGCCACCCTCAGCTTAGTGCATCAGACTACTGCTTAATAGCGTCTACCAATTCCGCCATTCCACCAAAAAACTGCCTATCCTCACGGACGGGCAGAGTGAAATCCAAATAAGAAAAATATGATTATTTAAACCTACCGCCTAACCTCACGGCCAAGCAGAACAAAAACTAAATTGAAAAAAACATTATAGTATGAAAACCTCTTGCCTCCGCCGAGGCGGTAACTTATATAATATGTATTCTATCCGTTATGTAAGCCGTGCGGACTTCACAGCCGGCACGGCAATAAACACCTTAAAAAAATTAATACCATATGTGTGCATGTAATTCGTTCCCATGCCCCCATCGAAGGGCAGCACCCTAACGTGCAGCACGGGATATATATGTCCTTGCCTACGTCGTCACCCGGTTGCGGTCGCCCACTCCGCATAACTTTATAGCCTTAATGGACTGTGGCAGGCTCTATCCGTCGGCAATCAATCTCTAACTTAACGAACGCCATTCTTGGCGCACGCCCGTCAACAACACCTCGCTTATTTATTCACGCCGTGACTTGACGGGATTTAATTTTATTTCAGCCTTTTTGTTCCAATATGTCAAAGAACTACGAGCAAAAGAATTCTTCATTCTTAATTCTTCACTCTTAACTTAATAAAGTGGTGCAGCCGCTCTCGCTGCGTGTTGCCGGCCGTCAGCCGCCCCTGCACCTATCGCACATTAACTATTTCTCACCTTCTCACCCTTTCACCTTCTCACCTTTATAAGGTTCTCCACAAGGCTTTTATCGCCCTGCCCGTAAAGAACTTTCTCGGCCTGCCCATGCGGTCCTTCACCGTCCGCCGCTCGCCGTATTTTATCAGTCCTTTCGCCACATACTCAGCAAACGCGCTCCTGCTTACGCCCAAAGCCTTGTATGCCTCCTTCGTACTGTATTTCGCCGTGTCCGCCACCTGCGGCTCTATCGCTGTCACCATAATCTATTCCTCCTGTTTATCTTATTAGCCTTATCTGGCCCATTTGTCTTATTAAAGTTGTATCGCTCATATTCGTTTCCTCCTTTCAGAATTTCTTTATCATATTCAGCTCCTTTGCCAACTCTCTAACTTTATTCTCTGCCGGGGTATCAGCGTTCCATCCGAGAGCACGTGTTACAGTCATTCGGCTTACGCCTGCAATCTTGGAAAGCCTTTCAACTTCGCCTCTTCTTAGAATTATTCTCTTTCGCTTTGCCATTTCAGTTTTAATTCTTATTTTTGCCGTTAAATCGTCTTGCGTTGCATTTCTGTTGCCTTGACGTTGCGCGATTGTTCTGTTTACAGTTGCAAAGATAGATATTATATCTTAGATAAACAAGTAATATCTTAGATTTAATATCTAAATTAACAATTATTAAAACGACAGACTTATGAACGAGAGAATATTAAAATTTATTGAATACTTAGGTATTTCAGTATCTGAATTTGAAAGAAGTTGTAACTTAAGTAATGGAGCAGTTTCTAAAATGGGAGACAATACAAGACGTTCAACAATAGATAAGATTAATAATGTCTACCCACAATTAAATACAGATTGGCTTCTTACTGGTAAGGGACATATGGTATCTGAATTTGATAGTGCTACTCTAAGAAAAAGATTAATGCAATATATCGACTTCAAAGATATGGATGTAACAAATTTTGAAACCAGAATAGGTCTCGATAATGGATTTATCAAAAAGATGTCAGGGAATATAAATCCTTTTATAATAAAAAAGATATTATATTATTATCCAGAAATAAACAAATCATGGCTCTTGTATGGCGAAGGCGACATGCTTAATACCGAACAATCACCATCATTATTGCCGACAACTGATAAGGTTATTGCCGATAATGACGGTAATAATCAACATATAATTAAATACTATCCCAATGTCAACGGCTCAATGGGTGGCGTGCAATTTCTCGACGACCCAGACGAAACAGTTTGCGATATTACCATACCAGGTTATTCTGACTGTAAATTCGCAATAAATGCTTACGGTGACTCCATGTACCCATTAATCAAGAGTGGACAAATTATCCTTATGTCCGAATGGCTTGAAAGTTTCATTGACTGGGGACGAATATATCTTGTTGTAACAAAGAGTGGCTACCGTGTTATAAAACGGCTTTACCCCGGTACGTCTAATGCAACTGTAACATGCAAGAGCGAGAACTCCGAAACCAATCCTCCATTTGAAATAGAAAGGGATGACATACTTAAAGTATATCTCGTTAAAGGCTGGATTTGCAGGGATGCCATATAAATATTAATTTTGTAAATAAATACAATTATGAAAGAGAATAAAGAATAAGTCACAAGACGTAAATAGGGGCAAATAACTAAAAAATAATAGGAAGTGATTTCACAATAGTTATATCGTTAGCGGTGCTATATTTAGATTTAATATGACTTGAGAGGAGGTAATTTATGAATAAAATTGTATTAGCCTTATTTGCTTGTGCTTTTATTGCCTGTACATCGTCAAAAAAAGAAAATGTAAAGCAAGAAGAAAGTATTGGGCAATTCTTGTATTTAGACCGATACAACTGTCTCCACACAAATAGGGACTGTGTAATGCTGATTATTGGAGGAGAAACAGAAAATTCTTCACATACTAATTATCCTGTAACTTTCATCAAGGTTGAAGAAATAAAAAGTCTTGATGTTTTTAAATTTTGTAGTGACTGCTTTACTGATAAACTTTATGAAAACTTAGTTGATATAGTCAATAACAATAATAGGCAGTGGCAAAATCAAGATACAATCACAATAAGTAAAGAGTTGCAAGGTGAAATTGACGAAAGTATTGAAGGTGCAAAACGAATAAAATAAATGAAACATTATTTTTTCCATATATTTGTTCTATCATTATTAGCTGTTTCTTGTAAAACAGCTAATAGCCAAGTGTATATCTGTACCGGCCCATACTCAAAAGCATATCACAAAACATCCGAATGTATGGGACTTAGCCGATGTAGTGGAGATATTGAAGGTGTTAGTGAAGATGAAGCAATAGAAGAAGGACGGCACAAATGCCATTTCTGTTATGATTAGACTCACACCCCCAAATTCCAATAAATAACACTTAGCAGGCGGCAGAAGTCACAATACTTCATGCCGTCTGCTTCGTTTATCAGCACGTCTATCATTTCCTTCATAACCATTTCTCCTTAACCATCGTTCCGGCTCGAAGAACAGGCGATACAGCCATACAAGCCAGTACGTCTTAGGCACTACGCCGTCATTTGTCCCCGATAGCTGCAATCTTAGTTCCTTTTTCCGCTTTGACTTCATAGCCCAAACCTCCTTTGTTTAAAATTGCCATGCTCTTTGTCAATAATTCATTGGCGTCGTAAGTCTCTGGCAATTCAGCGTCACCGAGCACATACGCTTCAATCTCTTTTGCCGTAGGCACTATCCGTTGTGGTGTAATGCCGTCAACCATCGTGGCCAATCGCGCAGCTTCAAGCCTTAAGTCCAATTTCGAGTTCATATATTAATCACAATACTGCAACATAACTATTGTCTTTAACTCCTAAATCCTTTTCTCCTGCATGTGTCGCAAAGGAACATCTCGGCTACCTCAAACATCCTTTGCCCCACATACCCGGCAAGATATTCCGCATCCTCGCCGTATGGGTCAATGCCAAAAGCCTGGGATATGTGCCGGCACAGGTGTCCTTTCTCGTGGTCCAGTGAATTCTGGAATTGCGCAGCCGACGAAGTTTTGCCTATCACGACAAGTGTCCGCCGTTCCTCCGTGTTTGAATACGTTATGCCAGTGTTCCTTTCTCCCGATGTTAAGTTACGGTAAGCTCGTTTCAAGTCATCGCCTCCGCATCCCAGCCTTTCAAGTTCTTGCATGATGCGCCCAACATCGTACCCCGTCACAGCATAATATACAGTCACGTTCCAGCCATACTGCGGTATGTCAAACACCTGTCTTATCATCACCCTCATAACATCACCCGATTTTAATTTTTCATTGTTAATTTTTAATTTGGAATTACATCATGTCCTCCCAAAGTATCGGGCAACCTTTGCCTATGCAGTCGGCATAGAACCTCGTGAACGGTAGTCCCTCGTAGCCGTCCTCGTCGTCCATGTAGTCCTTGATGAACAGTGCAAGGTGCATCTCGTCGGTTATCGCGCTCTTGTAGAAGTCGCTTTTCGCCATGTTCGCCACATACACACAGTCATAACCTGCGTCATGCTCTATCTTCAGACCGTAGCGTGCCAGCAACCCTTTCACCTCGTCTCTCGACATCGGCTCCAGCTTCTTCTCCTTGCCTGTTGCCGGGTCTTTCGTCGTCATATTCGACACCGCCCATTCACACATCTTCTTGGAGAAGTGCCAGCCGTACTGCGAAAGATATTCAGCTACGGCTTGCGGCATGCGGTCGTATGTATCAAGTCTTTGTCCCATTTTCTTTATAATTCTAAAATTAAGACCGGCTACCGCTGTCACAAGTCCGCGACAACCGACAGCCGGCCTTTTAATTGTTAATTTTTCATTTACATCAGTACCACCTTCCGTTGCTCCTGCGGCGGCGTTCGCCCATCTCGCCCGGTTCTGGCATGCCCATCGGCCTGCGCTCGCCAGTGCGTCCGTAACTCTCGCCGCTTCGGTCGCCGTATTCGGTACGGAAGCCCATACTGCCCTCAAGTTTCTCTTTCACCGTCTTCATGGCCTTTTCGTAACCGTGCTGGCAACCTTCCTCGTAGCCCTGCTTGTAGGCTTCCTCAGCCTCGCCGCCCCTCATGCCGAAACTGCGGCGGTACTCTTCACGCGGATAATCTTCACGGCCACGCTCGTATTCCTCGCCGTAACCTCCGCGTCCTTCCTCTATTATCTCCCAACTTCTCATTTTCCTTCTGTTTTTTGAGTTCCAGAACCTTCGGGCTTGTTCGCAGCTCCGCACATCCGCGCTATCTGTCCCATCAGTGCGTCAATCTTCTGTTCAAGACCTTGTATCCTCTGTTCCTGCTCCTGCTTGGCGGCAATCTCAGGGTTCAGCGTGTTCAACATCTTGTCGCAGCATGCTATCACGTTTTTATGATATTCTATGCTGTTCAGTATGTCAAGACTCTTCTGCCTCATCATTGCCACCTCGCTGTTTATCGCGTCGCGGGAGCATGACACTATTATTTTGCCGTTGTCATCAACGTCGGCATTGGCTTTCAGGTCTTTCAACGGTACTTGCTGCCCACGTATGTTGACCATTACGTCAACAACGGTTTCTACCTGTGGAAACTGCCCCATAGGTGTAGGTGACATCGGATATTTGGCTCTCGGTGCCGTGACATTCGTCACTGTTCCATACTCTACATACGGATTGCCGTCCTTGTGCAAAAGATATATTTGCGAATTTACTCTTAGGTTCTGAAACATGATTTTTTGTTTTTGTGTTGATTAACTCATATTTTTACGCTCCTGCCGCTGCCGCAGCAGCAGCCGGCCTATAGCCTGCGTTCACGAGATACAGCTCGTTGGTGTAACGGTTGTAGTGTATCTCGTATATGCCGGCTCCGTTCAGGTTGTCCGCCGTTACCGGCACACCCTCCGTCGCCATAAGTGGCAACGATACGCCGTTTGAACTGATGTTCACCGGTAGCGTTCCCGTGGTGCCTGCCGGTATCGCCGTGCGCAGGTTCAGGAAGAACGAGCCTACATAGTTGCGCCTGTACAGCGAATGGTTGGGCAGTTCAATCGTCACCGCGTCAGTTCCTACCGTAACACCTGCGCTCGGTATGGTGTTGTAGTTGTTGCGGCCAAGCGACGGGAAGTTGAAAGGAAGTCCAAAGAAAAATTCCCACATAGTCGCCTCCTTTCCTTGCTTAACCCCAGAAACCGTTACCGTAACTGCATCCGCAACCGTAACCTGCGTAACCGCCAGCTGCCGCTCCGAATGCCGCAGCACGTGCTACTTCGGGATTGTAAACCTGCAACTGTGGGTATGGCACGCTTACCGTGTTCGGCAGCTTGCACTTGATGCCGTCCACATCGCTCTGCAATGCCTGCAATGCGGCAACGATAGGCGCGTTCTGCTGTGCAACGCTTGCCATAATGGCCTGTGTCTGGTGCTCGTTGTTGAGCTGTGCGGCCAGTGTCGCGCTCTTCTGACGCTCTGCGTCGAGCTTGTCCTGAAGCACACGGGTCTCGGCTGCGTCGAGCTTGGCGAGTATGGCTTGTGTCTGTGCCTGTGTTGCGGCCTGAAGGTCACGGGTGTTGTCGTTCATCTCACGTGTCAGGGTGTTCATGTTCTGACAGTTCTGCAACTGTGTTGCCGCACCCTGACGCTCCACAGCCTGAAGGATGTTGCAGCAGCAGGTTGACAGCTGGTTTACGATGCCGTTGTCACCGCTTTGGATGGCGTTGATAATCTGCGTGCCAGTAAGGCCGATGCTGTTCTGGATGTTGCACAGTGCGCTTTCGATTTGCTGGCTTGAGCAGTTCAGTGTCGATGCAATCTGGTTGATTGCGCTGGCGTTGCCTTGAATGGCTTGCATTAGCAGCTCACGTCCTGCGTTTCCTGCAAGCTCCGCAGGAAGCCCGTTGCCACCGCGTCCGCCGAAGCCGCCGAAACCGCCGTTGTTCCACCCGAAGATGCTTGCCACGATGGCAAGGTAAATCACTCCCCAGATGCCGTTCTGGCCACCGAAACCGCCGTTGCCGTTCATCAGTGCCAGCACGTTAGGATCTACTCCACGGTAGCCACCCAGCATGCCAGGCAGCATGGCTGTGACATCGAGTTTACTTCCGCCACCGGTGCCACCGTCCGAATTGAAAACATAAGTTCTGTCCATAAAGTTTAGTTTAGTTTTTGTGTTGCGAACAATATCGTTCGTGCAGCAAAGTTCACAAAAACCAACCGCTTTATGAAAAGTTACTTTCCTATTGGCAACCCATTATCCGCCTGTCTGCGGAAACCAATTATACTGTTCCCATTCTCTCACAATCCCAGTTCTCCCAGCTCTCTCATCCTTGCTCTTTCTCTGTATGATTTAAGATATAAGCTATCGTCTTAGTGCTTAGTCCCGTCCGCTCCTTCACCTTTTCATATATATGCAGCCGTGGCACCAATCTTGAATATTCGCCCAATTCCTTGCATATCTCCTCGTATGCCTCATGTACCTTGTTATCACGAAATACGGTGCTCGGCCTTCTGTTTTTACCCGAAAATCTTGTCATAATTGAAAATATTTTATACCTTTGTATTGCTCAATTCTCTTTATATATAAAAAAATAACACGCATTACGGTGCGAGGACTTATCCCCGGCACTGCCGTGATGCGTGTTTTAACATGACTATAAAGTTGAATTGAGCAGCAACTTTTCGGGTGCCGGGGTTTTATATGCTCTTCCCCGACGCAAGAGCCATCATTTATTTCTTCCGCAGCTTCTTCACGAGCCACACTACGACGAACGCCAGCACGGCAATCATCGCCACAAGCACGGGGAATGAGTAAAGCCTCGTCTTCTCCCACCAGCCCAAGTCCTTTTCGATAGGGTAGGGCACTCGCACGCTGTCAACCCTAACAATCGCCAACGTGTCGTAACGCCACCGGTCTTTGTATTTGTATCTGGTTACAACCTTGTCAACAAACACCGTGTCGCCCTGCGTCCACTGATTGACAAACACGCTGTCATGCAAATACACACTGTCCCTTAACCATCTGTCAACGTAAACGCTGTCAACGCTGATAGACGGCACAGGCACGTACCTTGTCGTCGTGCAACCGAACAGCAGCGTCAGTACCGCGCACGCCAGCAACCCCCAAAACAAGCCTTTCATCCTATCCATATTCCAATTTTTAAATCTACCGATTTCGGCAGGGATTAAACAAAAAAGCGGCAGCCCTCGTCTTACCGTGGAACTGCCGCCTTAATAATATTTTTAATAAATATTCTTTGTAAAAGCAAGAAAAATTTTGAAATATGAATTATTATATTTATCTTTGCATAAAATAAAAGTCCTTGTTTCATTGAAAGGCTACGTTTGACGTAGCTCACTCGGTAGATGAGCAGGGACTTTTTCTTTTTTTAGCTCTTGTTAAATCACGTACATAACCACTCGGTTTGAAACTCCAATGACTATACGGATAATTCCATCTGTCGTCACAGGTATTCATTCCTGTACTTACACCTATATTAAACCCAGGATGTATTTCTCTTATTTTAGCATTAATGTGCTTATATAATTTTTCTTTCAATATTGTACGTTTACCACGTCTGCCTGATTCAGAGTCTTTAATCTTATGCTTATCGTTTAATCTAAAACAAATTGCGCCCAATATCAAATCCATAAATTGTAAAAGTATATGTTTTGAAGAATCCACCTCGCAAATATCTTCGTGCCGGATTTTTATATGCGCATTTTCAAAACCTTTATCTTTATTCAACCTGAATATATAGTCCTTAAATTCAGAGGCATCTTCGCCTTTTAATGGTATATCGTCAAGCATTATTTTTAAATAAACATCTTTATCTGTTTTATTTGAATATTGCAGGCCGAATGAATGTTTTATAAATTGATAATACAATTTGGGATAAGTCTTACGTTTTTGTTCCGGAGTCAACGATTCTAACTTATATTGGTTGTTTCTGAAAAAGATTCGTATTTTTGCGTATCCATGATTTAACAGGTCGAAGATAAAATCTACTATTTTAACATATTTGTCAAATGTATATAAATTGACTTTTTGCCATTTTATTTCTTCATTTTGCAATCCCAATTCTTTCACTAATGTTTCTGACATATTTAAGACATAAGATAAATCTTTAGACATAACAAGTATGCCTCCATAAAAATTGGAATAATATTTACCTTCTTTGTCGCTTTCATCAAACCAAATATAATACATAAAGTATTTTTTTTGACGCAAAAGTAACAAATTTTATTTAAAATCATATTACCGCAAGCATTTTTAACAGCAGTCCCACGATGTCAAAGAGCGCCTTGCGACGGTTGCAATTCATGCACCAGTCACTTATTCCCATTTTGGAAAAACTGTAAGCGGCTCGGCACGGCCATTATCAAGAAGTATCATGGTCGATTAAGCCGTGCTCCGCCGCTTGTATTATTCCGCCCAGCGTTGCGCTTCCCACTCCCTGCGCCTAACCAAGCCTTTCAACACCTTGCCGCCGGCATACACCCATCTGCGGAACTGCTCCTGAATGTCCCCCGTCGGTGCTCCTTCCTTTATCTTGCGAAGCAGAGTTGACGACTTCAGGTTACCAAGGCCAAGATTATAGGCGAAGTCCACCAAGGCGTCATACTGCCCCTGTGTCCTCACCTGCTCGATGGTATTGACGTATGCCTCCACTGGCGCAAGGTCTTCTTTCAGCCACCGTTCCGCCTCGCTCTTCAGGCAAGTAGTCGTAGCCGTCACGCCCGAAGTATGGCCGTAGCCGCAAGTCCAAACCCCTGCGCTGTCCCTATACGCAGTGTTCGAGTATCCCTCGAACTCCTTAATTTTACTTACTAGTTCCTCGCTCGCCTTCATTGTCATTTTCCCTTGTCCGTTTGTTTCTCGTCACTTGTCTGCTGTTCCGCCTTCTCAATCTCTCCCTCGACCCTCTCTATTATCGGCTTGAGGTACGAAGGCAATGCCCTCGTAAACTCAAACCGTAACAGGTGGTATATTACACGTAAGGCCATCTTCCTCGGATATGCCTTTACCAAATTCTTAAACGAGTTCTGCAAGTACACATAAATGAAAACATACGTCATACTCTTGGCAGTCACCAGCGCAGCCTTGTTATCCCCGCAGCTCGCCATTATGGTGAACACCATTTCTATGATGACCAGATACAACAGTATCTCCACCAACGCGTTCTTGAACTTGCCGAACGAGAAATTCTTACAGCGCGCAATGCTTACTCCGTCAGCTCTCATACCGCAGAAGCAGTTGAACGCAAACATCAGCACCAACGCCAATACAAACCCTTTCGTCGGCATAAGCCAACCGAAAGCGTAGCTAAGGCAAGTTGTGGCTATCATACGTATGTTCTCTATCGTGTCTCGCATAATCCCTTACTTTGTTAATATCGGTATCATCTGAAAAAAGTAATGGTATGGGCATATCTCTACACCCATACCTATTTTATGTTACTTGCTTTAACTCCTTATAAGTACATTGTTCTTGATGTACTTTTCAGCACCCTCCTTTGTGGCAAAAGTCTTAACCGTTACACCGTCAGCAGGGTAAATCTGCATCTTTGACAAATCAACGAGCTCAACAATAAGCTCTTTGTCCTTATAGGCGATACCAAAGTTTTCATTTGGCACTTCGCTCATAAGTGAAATTGAATTTGAATCTGTTACAGCTGGGACGTTAACCGTGAAGCCTTTGCCCTGCAATACAGATATGGCTGCGTCAGATGCGGACGTGCGCGTGCCTTTCATCTTAATACTCGGTGATACGTATCTGTTTGTACTTGATAGCGAAACGACTTGGAAATCATTAAGGAAATTGTCAAGATCATTACATGTAAAGTCATCACCTCCTGCACGTCTATAAGATTTTCCACTCCAAGATTTTGTCGTGTAGCTGAAGTTTCCGCTACATACAACGTCAGAGTTCGTATGCTCGTTAAGGAACTTGAAGTAATCGCCAGTAAGCGTGTTTTTACCCATATCAAACGTAAGTCCACTCGGTAAGTTAGCCAAACTATCCAGATTGCCCGTTACCTGCGTGCTGTACAAGCTGATGTTGGTGAGTGCCGTTAATCCGCTTAATGCTGATATGTCGCCCGATACCTGCGTGCCGGACAAGCTGATGTCGGTGAGTGCCGTAAGGTTCTGCAATGCCGATATGTCGCCCGTTACTGAACTACCTTCAAAATCTATTTTTGTTAGCTTTGTTAAATTCTTTATAGGCGAAATATCTCCAAGATTTAGAATTGTATTAAGTCCCAATTCTTCCAAGTTTGTTGAATATATAAACGCAGACAATCCACCCTTTACATACTTTGTTTCAGGGTATTTGCTCCAACCATCAGCCGATTGATAATGAAGTTTGAGCTTTGTTAAAGCATACTTGTCGGGAATGCTGATTTCAAAATCGCTATTACTTACATAAACTCCAGTTTCTGTATTAGCTGTTATTTTTTTAGTTTTTCCCAAATTAGAACTACCTGTTTTATCGGTAAAATAACCATCACCCACAATTTCCAGCTCTACGTCTTTATTGAACTTAATTGCAAAGTTCTGGGTAGCGGTATCCCATCCAGTAGCTTTTGTCTTTACGATACGGATTTCACCAATTTTCATCAACGTATCGTCATTGACCGTTCCTTTGAGTTTTGTTATTAAACAATCCATATTCTTTATTTTTTAGAAGTTAATACTGTTTCCGTTATTCTTGTCCTTTCGGTATTCCGTACACTCTGTATGCGGAACTGCCCGTATTATCAAAACGTATCTCAAATAAAATCTTATTGTTATTGAAATCGTATATACCTGCATTGGCGGCATTGCCGTTCCTCTGGCTTCCCCAAGATAAAAGGTATATGCCTTCATCCAATTTGTCAACCGACCCCATATAGCGGCCACGATATTGCTGCCACGTATGAGCCTTGAAGTTCGTGAGCTGCTTGTTCCCGGTGTCAATGTTGAACTCCAATATGCGTGAAGCCCCACTCGCCTTGTTGTCGTACATCGTGATAAGTCCGTTGGAGTTGATAACCGCATCATGGCTCTCGTACCACTGCTGTTCTGTCGTGGTCTTGATACGTGTCGGTACATCCCAACCTGAGTGTGTCCTATTGCCGCCAATCTTCCAAAGAATATTCCCGATTGTGGCAGTGTGTGCTTTATCATCCCATGTTCTTTTGAGGACAATTATCTGATTGGCTTGCTTGTTGTTCAGATACAAGTTGCCGTCAGAGCTAACACATATCGTATTGTTGTGCAGGTAGTCGGCATTGTCGCCTTGTACGTGGCTGTCAATCCACAGTTCAGGATAGTCCTCGGAGTGCCACTCCGAAAGCAACTGCCCGTCATACACTTCTCCAACGTGCAGTGAAGTGACGACCTTTGGCTGTCCGTCAACCACGGTTGTTTGATTACCGACATACCTTTGATAGATGTAATGCAATGGGCTTACGCTTATGACAAGGCAGTCATGCGGCTCTATACTCATATTTAGTTCCTCACCACCGCCAAGGTTCCCTTCTACAAGCTCAAACGTTTCTCCGTTGGCCTTGTAGATGTTCAACTTGCCGCTTGATGAATTAAGACCTCCATCCACACCATAACAATACCACGTGCCACCCTCTTTGAGAACTCTCGGACAATTCACCTTCTTCTTTAAGTACCGCTTAACAAGTCCATTCGGTGCAAGCTCATAAAGATAGTTTGAGACGCCACCTTCAATAGGACATAATACAAGTCCATCATAATATTGCGAAAAGTCACCCGATACCTTGAATGTCGGAAAATCACTTGGCAATTCTGAATTTGGTATTCCCTCCAAAGCCACTGGCGTGAGTACGGGACTTTCTCCACTATCATCAATCTGCAACTGGTAGTACCTGCCTGAATTACTCTTGATGTATGTAGTTACGTCCTTATCCATGTTGTCCGACATAACCCTCAATTTAGGGATTGTAAGGTAATCACCCTCTCCAGTAGGCATATACTTAGCCTTTACAATCCTTTCGCTGTTAAGATTTTCAAGCATAACTACAAATACGACATATTTCATTGTTGAGAAGTCGTACTTGCTTGGGTCTGATGGTACAATTTGCACGGTTGGCTTATAAGCAGCGTTAGCAACGTCACCTAATACATCCTCATTTTCGTCAAGCGCAACTACTATACCAGTGCCAAAATCACTTCTTGTAAACCAATCACCCTCCTTAGCTTCTATATTATTAGAATAGCAACCAGTATTGGCTGTTTTCCTACCAATCTTAGCAAACACTTTATCAGCGAAATCACTGTTCCATGCTCTTGTTCTTGTTTTATCAAACAAATTAGGTAAAGAATGGTCTTGCACGCCATCAAGCTCTGCTATCGGAATATCAGAAGCATTTATAGTCACATTTCTAACATCTTCTTTTGATGCTAACTCACCTACTTCTTTACCATTTTGATATATCTTATCTACATCCAACTTGCTTTCGTGCCTTATACCGTCCTTATCTCTGTAAGCTAAGATTCTATCTTCTGCGTCAAGAGTTATTTCACTTCTGTCCTCAACGTCATCGTACTTATCAAGAAGTGCTTGCTTAGGAAAGTATTTCTTACCGTCAGCTTGGGTTGCTTCAAGCACCTTTCCTTCATTGTCAACGGTTGTGGCAATAAATTCGGGATTATCTGTTACTTCAAAATTTTCGGTAATAACTTCTATTTCCGTCAGCTTCTCTTGTATCTCCTTAACAGCGTCAATGTACTCTGACTTGGCGATATAAGTGCTTCCGTCGGTCTTTATTCCAAAGAGTAATTTGTTGTTAGCGTCTACCCATGCGGCAAGGTATTCCTCGTTCTGTATTACGCGGTACATCTCGTTGTTGGGGTAGTAGGGTGAGCCGTCAACCTTAATTCCGAACAAGACTTTCCCCTCATTATCGGTAACAACGTATGCAAACTCCTCGTTCTCTTGGTGTGAAAAGGTGTCTTCAAGTGCTTCGACCCTCTGTTTCAGTTCATCATCGTCAATACCGTTATCCTCAAGAAGCTGCCTTATCTCCTCTATCTTGTCCAAGAAGTCAGCCTTTGCGACGTATGTGCTGCCGTTTTGTCTTAACCCGAAGAGAACGTGCCCTGCACTGTCGAGCCATGCAGCCAAAAACTCTTGGTTGCTCTCAACGCTGTACGTTTCATTTTTCGGGAAGTACGGCTTGCCATCTTCTTTTATACCGAACAGCACCTTTCCGTCAGAGTCAGTGACAACATTGACAAATTCGGGGTTGTCCTGGTAGCTGAACGTGTCGGTCAGCGTTTTCAGCGAAGCGTTGATAACGTCTATCGCGTCCTGCAATGCCTCGATTTTCTCATTGAGAGCCGTTTCAACTTCTTCGATTTTATCTCCGCCGAGGTCTTTTATCTTGTCGGCAAGCTCTTTCAGTGCATTCTGTATCGGTGTCGGCACACCTTTCGCCCACTCAATAGAACCATCAATCCTTATACCCCAAAGGAACTTACCCTCAGCGTCCGTGTAAGCACGGATAAACTCGGGATTGTCCTCGTAATACCCCAAGGCCTTGATGTCTGCCTGAAGCTCCTCTTTGGTATCTTCCTTGAATTGCTCAATCTCCTGCTTTAATTCTTCCGCTGCGTCCTCGGCTGGTTTTTTCAGACTTGCCAACCAATCCTCTTCCGTGCCTTGGAAGCCGTTAATTACGGCCACCTCGTATGCTGATAATCCTGATAGTTCGAGCGTTACGGGTTGCATGGCGATAACTGCCTCTATGCCGCTGTCGTCTGGTGCGTCGGCCTGTGCGGTATGGCTTACGAGGCGCACGAAGCGGTATTGGTCGCACACGGCCTGTCCGCCCTCGTTCTTGTGGGCGTATAGTATAATGTCGTAGTCGCCCGTGGCAAACTGCCTGTCGGCGGTCCACATAGCGATTAGCGTGTTGTCCTCAATATGGTAAGGCAATTTTACAGGAGACGGTGGAAGCGGTCTGTGCGGTCGTGGTGGGCATGGACGTGGCGGACGTGGACGGCAGTGTTCCTTGCCATCTCCAATATCGCGACGGCACTCTAAACCTCCGTTCATCATAACGGTTGTTTCATGTTTTTCAAACAATAACCTCTTATTGTCATTATTACGTATTTCATCTGCATAGTTATGCGTGTCGATTATTTTTGCGCTCGGCCTTACCTCAACCGTCAAGTCCAAGTCCTGTAGCTTGCTCACGTCGCCACTCAACACTATCGGCCATTCAATCCGTATGTCATTGCCTATCCTTATTGATTTCATATTGCTTTTGTTTTTAGTAGTAAAGGAGTAAGGAGGAAAGTCGTATGTAGAAATGTCTTCTCACTTTCTCACCCTCTCACCTTCTCACCTTTATTTAGTATGTTATCACAAAGTCAGACGAGTATTGCTCATCAGACACCCACCACACATATACCATATCGTTATACACCACTTTGCCAATCTGTGTCGTAGCCTTCTTCCCGGCAATAAGCGGAGTATATCCGAGCGGCAGCCCCACGTAGCCATACTTGGGATGGGCATCGTCTGCCGTGATAGTATGCGAACGCTCATTAGTGGTATAAACATTAAGGTTTTCCGCATCGCCCGTGCCTGGAACATCCGTATAATAGTCATTACTCATTGCATACAGCATTGTTACGGTCGGTTTCTCGTCGTTGCCAACAATGATTTCAATAGTTCTTACGTTAGAGAGCATTCTCACCCTCGCGCCCAGTATCTTCTGTATCTCCATGCGTGCGTTCTCGCAGAGCAGCATTTGTTCCTCGACGCGTGCCGGTACTGTATAGCGATACCATTCCGTCATGGCCTTTGCCACAATGTAGGCGTGTATCATCTGGCCGAGGCTCTCGCACCCTGCAAGGTTGAAGTTCACGGGCATCATCAACGTCAGCGTTACGTTCTTGTCGTTTATGATGTAGTTGTCCGACGTGTGCGAGGTGTTCCATACATACTCGCCGCACATCGTCACCACCTCGGCCAAGCCCTGCGCCATCGCACGCTTCAACAGCGACATATCTTCGTCGCCAAGGCTTATTTCGCTCTCAAGCCGGTCTGCCGCCACTTGGTCTGCAACGCCAAGTTTCGCCAACCGCGCCATGCGGTACGCCTTGTCCTGCACGTCCTTGTTGAGCGACGCCCAGTCAAGCAATACGGTTATCTTGTGTTTCTTTATTGCCATATTAAGTTGAATTACATATTTGTCCTATCGGCCGCATTCGCCCTATTCAACCAAGAGCTTCTTGCGCCATCTGGTTTAGTAGGTTCATCAGGTCGCCATTTGCGTATGTTTCCGCCACGAGTGATGCCACCTTCAGCACCATCGCCCTGTATATCGGCGCTTCAATCTCATAGCTCCCGGCACTCCCAGTGCTCCCAGTACACCTTTTTATATATGTCAGCTCTGCCGTGGCCTCTGTGCTGTCGCATGAGAAGAACTGTATCACGTCCTTGCCCGTGGCCGCGTCTGCGGCTATGGCTATGTTCGGCCTCGACGGGTTGCCCCTTACACCTTTCCACTCGCTGAACTGTTGGTGATACAATGCCGTGTCTGCGGCTATCGGCGTTGTTGCGGCGTGTACCCAGTCGCTCATCTTGAACATAACCAGCTTTAGATAGTCCTCCGGTATCTCCACCTCACCTATGCACTTATCATCGTCGAGCCACGTCACGGGCCAGTCCTCTCCGCTCGCCTTTCTCGTCAGGTCAAGCATTGATAGTGGCGCGGCCTTCCTCACGGCGTTTACCCCGTCCGCTATCTTGGATTTGATTATCTCCTCCATTTCCAGCGTGTCGGTGTCTATCACCGTGCCGTCACTGTCCGTGAATGCGGTGATTGCCGTATTCTCGTCCATCGCAACCCTTACGTCGTTTATTATCGTGCTCTCCGCTACCAGCATTTTCAATTAAGAGTGAAGAATTAAGAAAATAACCAACAAGGCTTTTGTCTTTAACTTCTATAACTACTTTAACTCCTTGAATTTTACTTATCAAACACCACCTTCACCCCGTTGGCCTTGCCAATGTTTATTGCGTTCTCGGTAGTGCGTATATTGCTCCTCACCGCCCCAAACTCCGTAGCAAGATAATTCTTGGCGTCAGCCAGCGTGTCAAAGTGCATTTCCTTCAGTTCCTTATTAGGCTTATCAGGTTTATTAGTCCCATCAGCCCCATTCGGCTTATTGGACTTATCGTCCTCCTCCACCGAGTGTAACATAAACTTCTTCTTGTACCACGGGTGTGCTTCCATTCTCCTCTGCAATACCGGATCATCCGTCGTGAAAAATGAGTTGCCCATCGACGACGGATGGAATGCCACACGCCTGTCACCGACAGAGAAATGCGGTATTGTGTTCCTGCTTATATATGTCTTTGTTGCCATTACTCTTGTTTTTAGTTGACGAGATACAAATATAGTTGACAAGTAACGAGGGACAAGTTGACAAGGAAATATGTCTTATAGGCTGAACAACTAAGGATATCTCCTTGTCTGCTCGTCACTCGTTTGCTTGTCTGCTGTAATTATGCGCCTAAGCCACCGTCTTCGTCTTCTTCGTCAAGGCTTTCCTCGGCAGGTTTCGGTGCGAGCTGCACGCGTGCGTGTGCCCTTGCGTTCTTCAGTACGAGGCAGCTTACCTCCTGTATTACCTTTGCTTCAGAATTGCGTATTCCGGCGGTCTTCAGGTCGAGCGCGCTCTTCTGGAATGAAATGAATATACGTTTCTCAAGATAACCGTCTTCAAGCGCAAAGCCGTAGTCTGACATTCCTGCCTGGTCGAACAGCTCGTGATGTATTAACAACACTTCGCCGAAATCTGTCTTGAACGACGTGAAGCGCAAGTCCCATATAGCCACGGTTTCCTTCGCGCGGAAACGCTCGCTCTTGATTTTCGATATTGCGGCCACCATGTCCGAACCTGCGAACAGCACCTTTCTCTTCGTAGATGCAACGCCGATGAACAAGTCTTTCGAGAAGTCCACAAGGTCGCCCTCGTCTATTACGAGCTTCGCCGTGTCGCCAGTGCCTTCCCAGTGACCAAGCGTAATGTCCTTGCCGGCCATCCACCAAATACCTTTTGTAAAGTATGTTATCTGTTGCTTCTTTGATGCGTGTTTTATGGCGTTCTTCACACCGAACAGCGAAGTAAGTTCGCGCGACACCTTGAAGTCGTAAACACCCTCTTCCTCCAGGTCGGAGAATGTCCAGTTGGCCTCGTTCTTCCACAGCTTCTCGAACGTCGACTGCTCTACCTGCAACATGAAGTTCTGGCAATACTGCTCCTCGGCTGTCGGCAGGTTCACGAACATACCCGTCTGAGCGTCAAACTCCGAGCAAGCCTTACCCATGCGTACCAAACGTGTGCCTTTCGCTATCACCGGCAACCAAATACTATTCTTGCTGCTGTCCTGGTTGCCGTTCACGGCGAACACGGTCAGGTCGCCCGTCGTCTCGTCCACGCCGATAACTTTCAGCATAAGGTCGGGTATCAGGTCTCCTTCCTCGTATCTCACGCCCTTGTCGTCATATACGCCAGGAACGCCTACAACCCTGATGGTATCGTCCTCGGTAAATAAGTTAATGTCGTCCACCTTGATAGTGGTGCGGTCGCCGCTCGCCTGTGCCGTAGTCGCTTCCTTCAGTGTGGTGTATATCGGTCTTGTACCGACGCTGTAATACTTGGTAATCAGTGAGTTGATATGTCGTCCACCCTTGCCGCGCGTTATCTGCTCCAGCGGAGTTGACATTGGTCGTATCTTCATCACCTTCGTATCGAGGTCGGTTACGTGGAAGTCCTCGTCGCCGTACTGCTCCGAATGGGTTACCGAGCTGGCACCGGAATTTGACACGTCATCTACAGCCTCCACGCCGTCGCCGGCCGTCGTCTTTCCCGCGTCGGGCAGGTCGGCAGCGGCAGCCGCCATAATCACGTTGCCCGCAGCTCCCGTCAGCGTGGCAACAACAGTGAGCAAAAAGCCCACAAACAAACTAAAATACTTTTTCATCGTTCTCTCAATTTATTTAATTGTTAATTTTTAATAGCTTCTGCGTATTAGGCCTATCAGCCCCATTCGGCCCATTATTTTCTTAATTCTTAACTTAATTAGTATTTCTCCCTCTTCGCCTTGCTCCACGGGTCTTCCTGCGCCGCGCTTGCAAGGAAGTTGTCTTTCGGTCTCGTCTGTGCTCGTCCGCCTCCGGCTATCATCGGCATACCGTCACCCTTGCCCTTGCGCATTTTCTCCTCTATGCGCTGGTTGCGCCCTGCGGCCTGTCCGCTTTCCTCTGCTGCGGCTACGTCCTTGTCGTAGTTCAGCCCCTTAAAGGCGAAGTCAAGCATTTCCGGACTTATTATTCCTGCTATCAGGTTGCCAAACTGCTGGTTGATAAACTCCCTTATGGCGTCTATCTGTTCGGGCGTAGCGTTGTGCTCCTGCGCCCAGTTCTCTATGGTCGTTTCCGATGCGTCCACGTTCTGCTCGAACTGTGCCTGTAGCTCGTCGTTCTTCTTAATCTGCTTTGCGTGTGCGTCCAGTGCGTCGGCAAACGCCTTCACGTTCTCCGGTGACGGGTCGTTCACGGCTTCCTTGAACAGGTCGCCGAACTGCTCCATCAACGCAACGCCCATCTGCTTCTTGCCGTCCAGCAGGTCGTTCATGAAATAGGCTGCGTTTGGGTTCTCAAGGAACATGTTGTTCAGCTTCTCGTTGTTCTCGCGGTTACGCCTTAGCTCCTCCGCGTTGGCGTTGTACTCATCATCCAATGCGCCGTAATAAGCCTCCTCGTCGTCCATGTTCACGTCGGGATGGCGTGTCGAGAAATTCTCGCGGAATGTGTCCCTGCGGCTTTTCTTTGCCTGCTCCTGGCTTCCCTGTTCACCGCCTGTCGTCGTGTTGTTCTTATTTTCTGCCATATTTCAATTGTTTGTTTTCGTTATGTCCTCCCAGAACTCTCAGCTCTCCCAGTCATCCCAGTCCTCCCAAAGAATCCTTTTCTTCGCAAATTTATCCGCTTTTCGATTTTTTATCTGTATATCTGCGCAACTCGTAAAAATTTTGTATCTTTGTACCATCGCACATTTAATCTATTTAATCGGTTCGGTTATCCTGCCTCGTCACCAAGATAACCGGGCATAATTCTTAATTGTCTTAATTATGCAACAGATTAAATGTGGCGATGTAAACCGCCAAGTCGAGATTTTCAAAAACGAGCGTTTCGGAGAAGTCCGTGTAGCCGGCACAAGTGAAGAACCTTTGTTTTGCCTTGCCGACATTTGCAAGGCCGTTGATTTAACAAATCCATCTTCAGTAAAGTCAAGATTAGAGCCGGAAGATACGCAACTCATTGATTTACACGCCCTAAACGGCTCTTTAACGATGATTGGCAATTCAATGGCGACGTTCGTTACGGAAACAGGTTTTTACGAGGTTTTACTCTTTAGCAATAGTGAGAAAGTAAAACCGTTCCGTCGCTGGGTAACAAAGGAAGTCCTACCCTCAATCCGCAAAACCAGCCAATACTCCATCATGTCTAAAGTGCCTCACACATTCGCCGAGGCATTGCGCCTTGCTGCGGAGCAGCAGGAGAAAATCGAAGCCCAACAGAAACTCATTGAAGTACAAACTCCTAAGGTGGAGTTTTACGATGATGTTGTTGAAAGTAAGGACGCCATGTCTATGGACCGTGTGGCAAAAACACTGAACATGGGCATTGGTCGCAATAAACTCTTTGAACTCCTGCGCAACGAGAAAATCCTGATGAACAACAACACTCCTTACCAGCGCTACGTTGACAGCGGTTGGTTCCGCTGCATAGAAACCAAATTCACCAAGCCTAACGGCGACATCTGTATCAATGTCAAGACGGTCGTCCTTCAAAAGGGCGTTGACGCAATACGCCGTATCATAAAGAGCAATTACCGCAAGGCCCAATAAACGAGCCTCGTTTTGCCTATTCGCCCCATCAGCCCCATTTGTCCCATTATTTTAAATAACCATGCGCAACAAGGACGACCGCAACGAGTTCAAGGAACAGCAAGACGCTGAAATCATGGCTGCCTATCGCCATATTTTCAAGCTTTACGGCGGCCATGTCGGTGTGAAGACGCTTTACGAAATGGTGTCCTTCGCTCCGGCCAGCCGATTCTTCGTGTCGGCACGCCAGGCATACCGCGTAATATCCCGTATGCTCTGCGGCGAGCCTATGCCGAGGATGCGCCCCACCAACCAACGAATGTACACTGAAATCCTTTCACGGGTAAAAGCGGAACTGTCACAGTCATCTCAAAACTCCCATCCCTCCCAGTCCTCAATAAGGAAGGCCGTCGCCAAGGTGGTTCGCCAACCTGCCCCTGAAATGTACGTCGGCATACGTCAGGTATCATATATAATAAGTAAGGAGAAACGCAAATGCTACGAAGAAAGAAAACGAAGATTGCGGCACTGCTTCTAAGCCTTGCCATGGCGGCGTTGATGTTTGCCGACGTGCAGCCACAGGATGTCGGCATATATGCTCATACCGGCACGCCCTACTGTTCCCATTGGGCCTATCAGCCTTATTTGTCCCATTTTACTTACTCCTTCTTCCACGCCAACGCCCTGCACCTTATCCTTAATATATGGTGCTTCCTCTCGTGCGTGTTTCTCGCCGACGTTTCGTGCGGCAAGCTGCTTGCAGCTTACCTCATAGCCTGCACAGCCCCTGCGCTCTCCACCGTACCCACAATTGGCTTCTCCGGCGTATGCTTTGCCCTGCTCGGCTTTATCATGTGGCAATCAAGAAATAAGCTAAGCTACAACGTCTCGGTAATATCCTGCATCGTTCTACCATTGCTCCTTTTGCCCCATTCCGTCAACAGCCTACTCCACGCCTACTGTTACATTGTGGCCGTAATCGTCGGCCTACTGTCCCAGCTCTCCCAGTCATCCCATAACTCCCATTCGCCCCAATGAAAGACCTACAAGCCATATTGCAGGAAGATGACAGCCGCCTTGCGGCTATCGCCGCTCCCTTCGACCCCGTTACGGGCGAGGGTTCCATCGGCGAGCGTGTCCGCGTTGTCGTCAAGGACATGCCGGGCACGCCCGTGATGTGGCTTCCCGTGGAAATAATGGATAATGAGCTTGTAAAGCAGCTACTTGCCGCCAAGACAATAAAGAACTACATCCGCCGCAACCGATGGGAATACACCGACGAGAACATCGACCTTGTTGTCGAAGCATTCATCCGTGTACGCATTACGTTCGACTTTCCTTTTTGGGCAGCACTCTACGCCGTGATACAGGACAAGGTAAGCGGACGGCTCGTCAAGTTCATACTCAACCGTCCGCAGCGGCTGCTAATATCCATGTTCGAGGATATGCGCAAGGCTGGTATGCCCATACGCCTCGTGCTGCTGAAGGCGCGACAGTGGGGCGGCTCTACGGCTACGCAAATCTATATGGCGTGGCTGCAACTCGTGCTTACTTACGGCCACAACTCGGCCATCGTGGCGCACCAGAAGAAAGCGTCTTACGGCGTGCGCAATATGCTCAAGCGCCTTATCGAGCATTACCCCGTGCGCCTCGTTCACGAAATGGGCGACGAATACAAGCCAGGCGAACCCATTATTACTGGCACGCCGTCGCCCAACGTCATCAGCATTAAGGCACGCGAATGTGAGGTTGAGGTAGGCTCTGCCGAGAATCCCGACTCCGAGCGTTCGGCAAACACGTATCTCGTCCACCTTACCGAGGTGGCCTTCTGGAAGTCAACCGAGAACAAGGAACCGGGCGACATCGTGCGCTCCGTCTGCTCTGGCGTACTGCTCCAGCCGCTCACGCTCATTGTCTACGAGAGCACGGCCAACGGCACGGGCAACTTCTTTCAGGAAGAGTACGACGCGGCCAAGAACGGCGAGAGCAACTTCCGCGCGCTGTTTATCGCATGGTGGCAAATCGAGATGTACTCGCTGCCGTTCAAGGACGAGGACGAGCGAGCCGATTTCGCCATTTGGCTTTACAAGAACCGCAACAACGCCAACGTTCCCGACAACCGCCATGAACCGGGCAAGTACCTTTGGCGGCTGTTCACCCTCGGCGCAACGCTTGAGGCTATCCACTGGTACGTCGTCAAGCGCAGCGAGTACCACTCTCACGCGGGCATGGCCGCCGAGTTCCCCTCTGACGACATCGAGGCATTCGTCAACTCCGGCAAGCGCATCTTCGACATTTACCTTGTCGATAAGTTCAAGGAAGCTTGCCGTCCACCCCTTGCCGTGGGCGACGTTACAGGACGCGGCCTGAAAGGCGCGGACGCACTGCTCGACCTGAAGTTCAGCGAGGACAACCAAGGCCTGCTGTGGGTGTGGCAGTATCCCGAAACTTACCCCGACGAGCGTGTAATGTACCGCTACCTTGTTACCGTTGACATCGGCGGACGCTCAGACGATGCCGACTGGTCGGTAATATCCGTGCTCGACCGCTACGACATGATGGAAGGCGGACTGCCGTCAATAGTCGCACAGTGGTACGGCCACATCGACCACGACCGCCTGGCATGGAAGGCCGCACAAATCGCTGCATGGTACGACAACGCCTTGCTCGTAATCGAGAGCAACACACTCGAAACCAAGGACAAGAACAGGTACGTTGACGGCGACCAGTCGTCGTTCATCCTCAACGAGCTGAAGGAAGTTTATCCGAACCTCTACGCCCGCAAGTCGTCCGGCACTGACAGCGTTAGCGAGGGCGCGGAGGTAAAATACGGATTCCATACCAATGTAAAGACAAAGGGCGACATCATATCCCTGCTAATCGAAATCATACGTGATCACCTCTACATCGAGCGCGACAAGCGTTGCCTCGACGAATACCTCACCTACGAGGAGCACGACGGCTCGTTCGACGCCATAGAGGGCAAGCACGACGACCTCCTCATGACGCGCGCCATCGGCCTGTGGATATGCTACAAGGAAATGCCCCGTCCGTACTTCGTCAAAATCGGCTCACAAAGCTACACCGCAGCGGCCACAATGCCATAAGAAAATGAAAAGTGAAAAATGAAAAATCCAATAGCCATGCCAATCATTCGTCCCATCCATCCCAGTTCTCCCAGCTCTCTCAGTCCTCCCAGTGCTCCCATTGACCCTATCCCTCCCATTAATCCCATCAATCTAAAAATAATAAAATTATGAAACATCAACTAAAGACAATCAAGGCTCTCATAGCCTACGCTTACGCAAAGTTCAAGGCCGACAGGCTCAACGCCCTCACCGGCCGCCGTTACTTCATCCTCATGGCCGACAGCGGCAAGCTCGTCGTCACCGACAAGTCACAGTTTTACAAGCTGCGCCGCCGAGGCAGTATGCCCAAGGCTATCACGCCCCGTATGCTGCCCCGTATCTCCGTCTACTACACCGCCGGCACGTACAAAGGCAACCCATCCCCCTGCATGGCTGACACAACCGCCACTGGCCGCAAGCAGAAATACCTTCGCTACATCATGAATCCACGCTAAACAAAGAAGATTGCACTGGTGCAATACCAGTGCAATCTTCATAATAATTGTTAACCCATTCGGCCAATTAGTCCCATTCGGCTTATTGGGCTCATTGGGCTTATTAGTCCTCAAGCCATTAAATTCTTCACTTTTTCACCCTCTCACCTTTTCAATAACTTTCCTGTTCGCCTCGTCCACCTTCTTGCTGTCCGAGTTGATATACACCATCGTAACCCTATTACCCATCGAGTGCCCCAATGCCTGTGAAATCACGTCAACAGGTATGTTGCAGTCATTATAGGCTATTGTTGCCCACGAATGTCGTGCCCAATACGACGACAGAAAGTCCCAATACGGTTTGTACCTTACCTTTTGTTTGTGGTGCTCGTCTACTTCCCAAGTACCAAAGGTCTTCAAGGCCTTGTTAAATCGTGAAGTAAAGTTTGTATGGTCTTTATACCTATCCGCCACATCTATAAGATGCGTCGTACCCTTGCGCCTTTCTAATATTTCCTGCGCTTCCGGCTCAATCTTAATCGAGTATATGCGCTTCGTCTTGCGCCTTGTATATACAATACGTCCGTTCTGCACATTCTCGTGCGTCAGGCTAAACAAGTCAACGATATTTATCCCTATCAGGTAAAATATCAGCATGAACACATCCCTGTACTCCTCCTGCCACGGCAGCAATGGCATTGTGGCTATCATCCTTATGTCATCGGCCGACAAGCTGCGCTTCATGGTAGGCGTTGACTTTATCTTAAACTTCCTGAACGGGTACAAGTCCGTCATTTCCTCGTCTATCGCAAAGTTGAACACAGCCCTTATGTCGCGCAGGTGTATGCTCCGTGCATTCTGTGCAGGAGAGCGTTTGGCCATATATCCGTTAAACTCGTTCAGCCACTTCGCCGTTATGTCCTCAAAGTTCAATCGCTCTGCCTTGTCCGTAAACTCGCAGATGCGTTTCCACGTTGTCTCATATATTTGCCTCGTCCGTCCCTGCTTGGTTTCAACGAACTTCTTATATCCAAGTGCGAAGCTGCCGTTCCCGGTATCCTTTCGTTCCTTCCCGTCAAGCCGCTCAAGAATTATGTTCTTTATTTCAGTTATCGTCAGCCTCCGCATAAGCTCCTCATCCTCTTCCGACAGCTTACTTATCATTTCCTGCACCGCATAATATCTATCAGATATAGCCTTGTCGAAATACGCCTTACGTGGACATTTCTTTACAGATTGTGCCTTCTTATCCCACAACGACGGCGCAATCTTCACCCCGACAGGTATCAATGCAGACTTCCCATGGCTCGTTAATGACAACATCATGCTTACGGGCACATCGCCAACGGCACGTCTTGTATCCAAATACGGCTTTATAGTAATCCTCATTTTCAATGATTTTATCTGTCCTACCTACACCTGCACAAAAAAATGTGCAGGTATTGTGCAGGTATTTCTGTACAAATATAGCCAAAAAAGCACAAAAATGGACAAACTTTGCCTATGTTTTTCTCTTAAATAAGTACAAAGAAAAGGGATTGAAAACCGCTAAATAGCTGATTTTCAATCCCTTATTGCTTGGTCGGGATTACTGGACTCGAACCAGCGACCTCACGCCCCCCAGACGCGTGCGCTAACCAACTGCGCTAAATCCCGTTTCCATAAGCGACTGCAAAAGTACATACTTATTATGAAATAAGCAAATTTTAATCGTCCTTTTTACGTTTTTGCCCTAAATATTTTTGTAAAGAGTGGGTGGCGGACGGTGCGAGAACGTATTACCGAGGGTAAAAACCGTAAGTATTATATGCCTGTTTACTTACAATCAACCGTATGGATAGTGAATATGTATGTTAACCGCAAGCGTAGCTGCAAGTTTCCGTTTCAAATCCAAAAGGCCGTCTTTTAGCTCCCCGTTTACGGCCTTTTACGTGGCGATATGCCGTCTTTCATATTACGGAAGACGGCGTTTTACAGGCGTGATATCCAAGTATCCAACCGCTGGTCGTTGTCTCGGGTCACTGCGGCGGCCGACGGACTCGCCGCGTGTAAACCCGATTTTGCGTACGTAAAATTTGCATGACAGTTTTTTTCTTTGTAATTTTGAACAATATTTACCGTACATTAGGGCGCAAGCGACAACCCCGGCTTGGTATGCTGCCCATGACTCGACTATATGATGGAAACGTTCAATATAAGTAACCGGCGCTATTTGGGCAACAAATACAAGTTGCTTGGGTGGATAAGAAGCGTTGTTGACGGCAACTGCGAAGGCGTACGCTCATTTTTCGACGTGTTCTCGGGCACGGGCAGCGTGGCCTCGGCGTTTACCGACAAGCGCCTTGTAGTATGCGACATGATGTACAGCAACTATCTTGCCGCGCTGTGCTGGTTCTCGCCCGAGCCTGTCGACCGTGAACGGCTGGCGCGCCTGCTCGACTACTATAACGCCTATGACGCCTCTAACGAGGACAACTACATGTCGCGCAACTTCTCCGACACTTACTTCAACACGGCAACGTGCCGCAAAATAGGATTCATCCGAGACGACGTGGAGACACGCTACGCCAACCGTGAAATAAACGGACGCGAGCGAGCCTCCATCATAACGTCGCTCATCTACGCCATGGACAGGATAAGCCACACGTGCGGACACTACGACTCCTTCATCCGCGACGGCAAGTACGACGGCGCGCTCGAGCTGCGCATGCCGCAGAACGACGCGCCGATGAACCCTGACAACCGCATCTACTGCGCCGACTCAAACACCATAGCCGACCGTGAGGAGACCGACGTGGCCTATCTCGACCCGCCGTACAACAGCCGCCAGTATTGCGACACGTACCACCTGCTGGAGAACGTGGCGCAATGGCGCCAGCCCGAAGTGTTCGGCGTAGCGCGCAAGATGGACAGGAGCACCATGAAGAGCAGGTACTGCAAGAGCGCCGAGGCTGCCGAAGCGCTCGAGGAACTTGTCATGAAACTGCGCAGCAGGTACATCCTCCTGTCGTACAACAACAACGGCAAGAAGCTGCAATGCCGCTCAAACGCCAAGATTTCCGACGAGGAGATAATAAGGATTATGTCGCTGCGCGGCGAGGTTAGGGTGTTCAACATGAGCCACAGAGGCTTTGACGCGGGCAAGAGCGAACTCAACAAGGACAACCAGGAAAGGCTATTCCTATGCAGCGTAAACAGGTAAAGAACTACATATCGTCGCCGCTGAACTACATCGGCGGCAAGGCAAGGATACTGGACCAGATATTGCCTTACATACCGGACGGCATTGACGTGTTCGTCGACCTGTTCTGCGGCGGGTGCAACGTAGGCATGAACGTCAACGCAGGACACACTATATACAACGACACATCCAAGCCCCTGATAGGCCTGTTGAAGACGCTAAGGCGCCTGAACGCCGACACGATGGTGGCACGTGTCAACGCTCTCGTCGACGAGTTCGGCCTCAGCCGCACACGAGACCATAACTTCGCCTATTACGGCGGCGACGCCAACCTTGGCGTGTCGGTGTATAACAGGGACAAGTACCTGCAGCTGCGCGAGCGGTTCAATTCCTACCCGAAGAAAGACAACCAGTACTACATATACCTGTACACGCTGATTGTGTTCGGATTCAACAACCAAATGCGCTTCAACGACAACGGAACATTCAACCTACCGGTAGGCAAACGCGACTTCAACACCGCCATCGAGGGCAAGCTCATACGGTTCATGAAAGCCCTGCGCGCCCAGGACTGCGAGTTCAGCACCAAGGACTTCCGCCGTTTCAACTTCGACAGGCTTACGGAGCGCAGCCTCGTATACTGCGACCCGCCATACCTCATCACGACGGCGACGTACAACGAGAAAGACGGATGGACCGCAAAAGACGAACAAGACCTGCTGGCGCTGCTCGACAGGCTCAACGCCCGTGGACTAAGATTTGCCCTGTCCAACGTCCTTGAGCACGAAGGCAAGCGCAACGTGATACTGCAGGACTGGCTCGGGCGCAACCGGTACCGAACGCATGAGCTGTTCATGGACTACCACTACAGCAACTACCGGAAAAAATCCAGGGCTGCCGACTCCAAGGAAGTATTGATTACCAACTTTTAGCATCACCGGATATGGAATACAAGAAGATACCGTACACGTCATTCATGTGGAAACTCGGCACCACGTCATTCCGCACAAAAGAGTTCAACTACAAGACCGAGCGCCAGCTCGCCCTGCTTGACGCTTTCTGGAAAGACCCCGATAACGCCTCGCAAGGATGGGAAAAGAAATACATGGCGCCCGGGCAAAATGACATATACGAAATCAAGGTGAGATACTACGACTACCTGGTAGACAACGGATTCATGGAAGGCGGCGAGCCCTGGAGCCGGAAATACAAGACCGCGAGGGAGAAGACCAGCGGACTGTATGACATGGGGCTGATCAACGAAAACCACCGCCTGACCGAAGCCGGCAGGTACCTGCTCGAACTGTCGACCAGCCTGCGGTACAACGAAAAGACACCGATAGGCATATCCATGGACAGCATGCTGTACTTTGAACAACTACTGAAACTGAGCCAAAAAATAAACGGACAGACAGTAAGGCCGCTCATTGTGATACTCTACCTGCTGTCAAGACTCGACTATCTAAGCCATAACGAGTTTTGCTATCTCATGCCTTTATGCACCGACTGGCATTCAACTGAACACATCATAAGCCTTACCCACAGGTTGCGCAACCGTGAAGTGACGATTAACCAGGTGATAACGGAAGTGATGATGTCGAAAAGCAACTACGCCGAAGGGCTGAGACGATTTGCAAACATGCCGTTCTCGGAAGAAATGCTGCTCTCCGTCAGCATGAACCGCAAAAGCGCGGCGTACGACAGAAGTTACGTCACCCTATACAAAGAAATGCACTCCGTGTACATGGAAGGGGACACGTCAAGGATTATACCGATGTTTGACAGTCTCAAAAAGTTCCAGCAATCCATATCTATAAAATGGAAGACAATGCTATTCAAATCGCCCGTTGCCGCCAGGGTGAAAAATAATCCTGAAGGAAACTTACGCCCGCTTCCCGTTAGCGCGACATATACTGAAAAAGACTTCAAAGCATTCTTTTTTGTCACAATGCACTTGTTTAAGGCCAAAGCCACATTGGAAGACTACCAAGACCTCAACAAGCGCTACCTGGGATTAACCAACTGCTTCATATTCGACGACAAACAAGTAAAGCTTGACATTGTACCGAAGCACCTATTCGCATCCTCTATAGACGAATTATACAAACAGGCTTACAGGGAATGCCACTTGCTGGAACGGAAAACGAGCTTGGCCGAAATATGCGAAACACTTGTATTTAACGAAAAGGACATCATTGACGGCGTAAGCAGTGAACTCGGAACCGACATACAAACAATAGAAGAGGCGTTCGACGAAGTCGACAAAATAAGATACGATCGCTTCAACAAGATGATTGACACGCACTTCCAGAACAACACTTTACTGACATTGCTCGACTACTTCGACAAACGCAACGACGCGAACATAAACCGCATAGTCACCGACAACGCAGACGTACCCACAATATTTGAATATGTGCTTGGAATAATATGGTACAAGGTGAGCGGAAGGAGAGGGAAATATGGGGCATAGAACGAAGCGTTTTTTATTGGTCGGTGAAAATGGGCGGAAGACTTTGAAAACCAATAGGTTTAGACATGGCATGGGAAATGGACAAAA